ATCCTGCCCAATTTCATTAGTCAGTTTATTTAGAATGATTCGGAAAGAGTCCGTATGAACTGAGGGCGACACCTGCCTACTGATAGCCCTGATCAGGTGAATGGGTTAGTGGTGTGACTCGTGCAGGAGAGAACTGCACTCGATTCTAAAAAGTTTTCTTAGAGAGTTTTTCAGAATACTGGAGCTTTGGTAGATGTGGTCACTACGTCTGTTTGAAGCACAGAAGAACACGGTTCGATTCCGTGAGGCTCCACCAAAATTCGGAAGATAATCCTACAAGGTTGTAGGGAACGCCTGCTAAGCGTGTCGCATTGTGATGAACAGTGTCTGGATCGTTACCAGTATCTTCCTCCAATTTTATGCTCAGGTGCGCTAATTGGCAAAGCGGTAAGATTTAGAATCTTATGAGTGTGGGTTCGACTCCCACCCTGAGTACCATTTTAATGCTGGTGTGGCCTAATTGGCATAGGCGGCTCTCTCAAAAGGAGTGACATTTGTCGGTTCGACTCCGACCACCAGTACCAGAACAAAGGATAATTTATAAGTATCTTTGAAAAACGTCAAAAAGAAAAAGACGAAAAACGTATGTCTGACTATAAGAATCCAGACTACGCTAAAGGTATGGAAGAATTATTCAAACTTGTTCGTGAAGGTAAAATACAAGTACCTCAAAGAGCAAGATTAAAGTTTTAATGGAAGGTAGCGGCTCGTGGGAGCCAATCGGTCTTGAAAACCGACATGCCAGTGGAAACGCTGTCAGTTCGACTCTGATTCCTTCCTCCAATTCTATGCAGGACGATCTGGTGATCAAGCGAGATTCCAAACCTTGCTAGTAGGGTTCGATACCTTAGTTCTGTGCCATGCTCCGGTACGCTAATTGGCAAAGCGGGGAGATTTAAAATCTCTTGATTGTGAGTTCGACTCTCACTCGGAGTACCAAATTATTTTAATTAATTTCACTTCAACCCCTTGACAAATAGAAAATATCATGTAAAATATTAGTATATTCTATTTGTTCATTTCTGAGGAAATAGTATGTCAGACAAAATAGGCCCTGCCAGTCCAAGGCAAGAAGACTTCCTATTGAGCGAAGCTGACATTACAGTATTTGGTGGAGCAGCCGGTTCAGGTAAGTCTTTCGTAGGTTTAATGACTCCACTTCTTTTCGTAGATGATCCATTCTTTCGTGGTGTAATTTTCCGTAGAACAATGCCAGAGATTACTGCTGGTGGTGGTCTGTGGGATACTGCACAACACATGTATAAACAATTTGATAAGAATGTAAAGTTCAGAGAAAAGGACAAGGTAGTAGTTTTCCCTTCAGGCGCTCAGATTAAATTCTCACACCTTGAAATGGAAAAAGACAAGTATTCGCATCAGGGTGCACAGTACAGCTTCGTTCTCTTTGATGAGGGTACTCACTTCTCTGAAACTATGATTGATTACTTGCGTTCTCGTCTTCGTGCTCCGAAGTCAAAATACAAAACTCAAATGAAGATCACTTGTAACCCCGACTACGATAGTTTCTTACGTAAGTGGGTAGAGTGGTATCTAGACCCAGAAACAGGCATCCCAGACCCCGAGAAGGCTGGTGTCATGCGTTACTTTGTTCGTAACGGTGAAGAACTTGTTTGGGCAGATACTAGAGAAGAACTTGAAGAAATATATGGAGGCGGGCCTGAAAGTGGTATCGTTTCTTTTGTATTTCACCCTGCAACAATTTATGACAACCCGCCTCTAATGGAGGCCGATCCTAGCTACGTATCTCGTCTTAAATCACTTACTCGTGTTGAGAAAGAGAGACTTCTTTACGGTTCTTGGTATGCAAGACCTGAAGAATCTGGTTACTGGAAAAAAGAATGGGTTTCATTTATCCCACAAAAACCTCTTAAAGTTAAAAAGAGAGTTAGAGCATGGGATATTTCTGGTAGTATTCCTTCTGAAACTTATCCCAACCCCGACTGGACGGTTGGCGTTCTGATGAGCCTAGATCAAGATAACAACTATATCGTTGAAGATGTATGTAGATTCCGTGATCGATTCCAAGGTGTGTTCCAGCAAATTGTAAAATGTGCCAAAGAAGATGGTGTAGATACTCAGATTATCATTCCTGCTGACCCCGGTGCTGCTGGTAAAGCTTACGCTCAACAACTTGTAAGAGACTTGGCAGACTTAGGGTTCTATTCAAAGATCAAACAAACAAACCAAAACAAGCTTACACGCTTTGCTCCTTATGCTTCTGTATCTGAAGCTGGTTTTGTTAAGATCGTACAAGCTCCTTGGAATGATACCTACGTAGATGAATTGGAAGCATTTGATGGGGATAGAAACAGGAAGGACGACCAAGTTGACGCATCATCTGATGCTTATTGGGCTTTGACTCAGGCTATTACATTACCTGACTTTAAGTTACCAAGCTTTACACAGTCCAACCCATTCACACTAACTTATACTTGAGGGATATATGGCAGAAGAAAAATTGAATTTACAATCTGGCGATGCAACACCCCCAAGACTTAGAATGGGTGAAATGTCCACTGTAGGTCTTAAAGTAAGTAATGACCGTATCTACGAGGAAATGAAGAAAGAACTTCGTTGGCCTGCTGTAGTCACTACTTACAAGCAAATGGGCTACGATGCCACAATTGCTGCTGCTCTTGAACTATTTGAAATGATGATAGCAAGAGTAGAATGGGAAGTCAAGCCTCCTAAAGACGCTACTGAAGACCAGAAGAAAAAAGCAAGATTCATTGAACAGTGTAAAGATGATATGGAGCATACTTGGATGAACTTCATTCAAGAAGTTACCAGCTTCCTTACATACGGCTTCAGCGTCCATGAGAAGGTCTACAGACGCCGTTTGAAAGATCAAGGGTCTAAGTACAGCGATGGTCTAATCGGCTGGAGGAAGCTCCCTGTACGCTCTCAGGACACTATCGAGAAGTTCTTGTTCTCTGAAGATGGTCGAGAGGTAATCGGAGTCGAGCAAGACCTTTCTGCAAGTTATGATCTACAACGATTCAGAAACATTCTTACAAACTCAAATAAGATTGAGATTCCACGTAAGAAGTTCCTACTATTCAGAACTAACCCTAAGCGAAACAATCCAGAAGGTAACAGCCCTCTGAAGAAAGCTTATTTCGCTTGGAAGTACAGAAGTATCATTGAAGAACAAGAGGCTATTGGTATCAGCCGTGATATGGTTGGTATGCCAGTTATTAAGATTCCGCCTCGCTATATGTCAGAAGACGCTACTCCTGAAGAAAAAGCGATCTACGAGCATTACCAGAAAATCATTCGTAACATTCATCATAACGAACAAGCTGGTATCGTTCTTCCACAAGCTCACGACCCTGAATCAAGACAACCTCTTTTCGACTTTGAATTGATGGGTGTTCAAGGTGGTAAGCAATATGATACTGATACTATCATTAAGCGTTGGGATAATAAAATCCTTACTTTGCTTTTTGCTGACTTCCTTAAAATGGGTCAAGACCAAGTAGGTTCTTTTGCTCTTGCTGGTGAAAAGACTAGCCTCATGTCTATGGCTATTGAAGCAAGACTTAGAGAAATCTCTGACGTTCTAAACAATGACTTGATTCCTCAAACATTCGCATTGAATGGATGGGACGACACTGATCTTCCACAATTCCAATTTGGTGATCTTACTGAAGTCGATCTTGAAGAATTCTCTAAAGCAATTCAACGTATCTTCTCTGTTAACGCTATTGAAGCTGACAGACCTGTTATGAACAAGATCAGAACAGTTGCTTTCGGTGTTGACCCTAAGCCTGACGACGAAGCTATCGATAAAGATGCCTTGCCTAAGCAAGAGTCGAGATCAGGTGATGGAATGGCTGCTGGTAGTGGTAATGGAACTTCTACAAGTGCTGCCTCTACCGACAACTCATCTAACAATGCAGATAATACGGGGTAACAACATATATGGATAATGCAAAATTTCTGGAGGGTTTAACAGCCCTCCTGCAAAAATGTTTTGGAGAAGCTGAAGAAGGCCCTCGCCACGAAGAATCAACAGAATCTAAAGATGGCATTCCAGTCTCTAAAGCTCTCGATGAAGAACTTAAGCAAGCGACTTTCCTAGTTCTTGCTCCTGATGAAGTAGACCTTCATGGTGATGTTTACGATGCCGATGAAATTCGTAAAGCTTGCCACAATTTCCAAGTCCACTGCCGAAAAGCAAACCTTTTCCACGCAACTGAGACAGACCTAGCAACTATTGTTGAATCTTATATTGCTCCTTCCGACTTTTATCTTGGAGAACAGTTTATCGCAAAAGGTAGCTGGTTGCAAGTTTGGCAAGTAGAGGATGATGAGATTTGGGATTATATCAAGAAAGGTGAAATCAATGGTGTTAGCATTGGTTGTGCCGCTAACTATGAGGTTTTAGAAGATAATGACTAAGGCTAAACGCAGACTTAAGAATTTTAACTTCGAAGCTGACGGTTCTCACGTAGCTCTTGTCGGTAAGCATCAAGGTGGCCCTGCTAATGGTTATACCACATTGATTACCAAGTCTACTGAAGGAATCCCACAAGCATTCGTTGAAAAAGCGGATATGGTCAGAGTAACAATGACCATTCAAGAATTTCTGAGAAGGTTCTTCGGACTATACTACGAAGATGCAGAGATTCTTGCTCGTATCCTTGGTTATGATACCGAAATGGAAGATAACGATGTTACTTCCTATGAGGAATATATCCAATCAAAAATTGATTCTGTGGAGATTATGAAATCTCTATTTAAAGCAGAAGATATGACCAAGGCTCTCTCAGAAGTAACCGAAGAACAATTCGACAAACTTCTACAAGATCAACTTATGATCGAAAAAGCTATGTCCTCAGAGGGTGAACCTCAAGAGGGCGTTTCTAAACAAAACGTAAATAAAACCAAAGAGGACGTAACTCCGATGGATGAAAATAAAGATATGATTCAAAAATCAGAAGTTGAATCACTTATCGAGAAAGCCGTTAGCGAACTTAAGACTGATCTTCAGAAAGCTAACGAAACTATCGAAACTTATAAAGCAAAAGAAGCAGAGCGTGTTGCTGAAACTCGTAAAGCACTTTTGAAAGATGCTGTTAAAGATGAAGAAAAAGCTGAGAAGCTGTTTAAGTCTTTTGAAGGCATGAGCGATGAGTCTTTCGCTGAAGCTGTTGATACTCTTAAAGCAATGTCTGCTGCTGCTGATGCAGGAGAGATGTTCACTGAGAAGGGTGCTGACGCTGAACAGGAAGAACCTGCTGCTAAACATTCTGCAACTATGGAATTGCTTAGAAAGCAATACGCATAATTCGAATAAACCTTAATAATACGTATTATTGGAGAAAATAAATATGGCTCTTATTG